CCTCGGAACCCGTTTGGAGGGTTTTGGCAAAATAGGAGTCTCCTAACTTGTTGATACACCGCATACTTACGCAAGCTATGTAAGTGTGCGTGGTTATAGGTACTTACAGAGTGTGCCATATTGTCCCACTTGCAAGTCCTTGTGGTGCATCGCTTTACGCATAATGCGTAACCTACTAGCAAATCAAGCACTTGCAAAAGCCGCCTTTTGTAAGTCGCATATCCCTTTTGGGTATGTGCCTTATGGGTCATAGCTCGCCTCCCGCCTCCTTGTATGCCTCCACTATGGGTCGTGCCTCCTCAAGGAACTGGGTACGCTGGGCGGGTGTCCATTGGGCGGGGGTCTTGCGGGCGAGCCATTGGCGGGCTTTGATTATGTAGCTATGCCACGCTTGCTCGGCCTTTGGGTTGCTGGTCTCGATGGGGTCGGGTAGCAAGCCAGTCCAAAGGGCTAACTGCTTGAGGCCACCGGGGGTAGGGGCTTGCAGGGATGGCCTTGCCTTTGCCACACGCTCGTACCGCCTTGCTTGCTCACCGTTTATTCCTGCTACCTCTTGGATGGTGTCGAGGTCTAACCCCTCCACCCTCGCCGATAGGAGGATGTCGCCAGCATCGGCGGCCAGCCCTATCGCTTGCCCCATCTGTTCGATGGCATTTTCCTTGGCCTTTTCTAACTGCCTCACCGTTTTCTGTAGCTCCATTCCGATCTGTTTTTCGCTCATTTTTAGGATGTCTTTCTGTGGTTGTGGTTGTGGTTGTGGTTTCGTGGGTTAAAAAGGCTTGGTTTTTTGGGCTAGACTAGAGCCTCCTCAAGCTCCTCAATCTCTGCCTCCTCCGATGGGGCTGGTTCGATCTCTCGAAATCTATGCTGTGCAAAGCCTCGCTCTGGGTGGGGAGGGGTCGTTGAGCAGGGGTTGTTTAGACCCTCCAAATAAACCACAACTTCCCCTGCCTCTCCGTTCAAAGCAACCCCTATGCCTATGCCCCTTATGGTGTAATGCCTATCCTTGATCGGTAGGGCGTTGTAAAAAGCCAGAAGGTCGGGTGGAAATCTATCGTCCACACACACTACTTTTGAGCCAGTTGTCACCGTTTTTTCCCTCGCTTTTTTATGCCTTTTTCCCACGCTTCCTTGTTCCATTTGGGGCATTCCTCCCGCCTCTTTTTGTGGACTCGTAAGGCTCGCTCCTTGTAGATTTGCCTCACCCTTTCGCTCCGTTGGATGCGTAAAACCAGCCCGGTTCGTTGACTTAACTCCGTAAGCCGTGCCGAGATGGCCGCTCTGGTATAGGGCTTGCCAGTTGAGGGGTTGATGTAACGCTTGGCTATGGCCGTGAGGCTGTCTGGGCTTCGGTTCGATGCTAGGGCTAGTAGGGCTTCGTCTAGGGTATCGTCTCGCCTATGCCTCAACATCTGGGAATCGCCTTCGTGCTTAATGGTCTGTTCCACAACCTCTGCCGTGAGCTTCGCAAGCTGGTCTAGGTCGATGGCTGGGTTCATCGCCTTCATTTGGGCGAGCCGTTCTTTGACCCTATCCTCAAGCGTGTCGATGTGGTCTGCCATATTGGGCGTGTAGCTCGCCAAGATGCTGTCGGCTGGGTCTTGGCCTTGGTGGTAGTTCATTGGATTTCAACCACTGCTGTCCGTCCCACCCTTGCCAACTCCCGCCTAGCTTGCCGTTCGCTGGCATAGAAAAGGTCGATAACTGGGAGCTTGGTTTTGCCCGATGCCTTCCGTGAGATAACCGCCGTTCCAGTATCGTGTGCGTGGTATGCCTTGCCCTCAATGAGTAGGGTCGTTCCGTAGGGGATGATTTTGGGGTCTACTGCACAAGACTTGCCAGAGACTAACCGTTTTCCAGTTGAGCTTTTCCACCCGAACTCGTCCTCGCCTAACCAGTAGGCCGTGATTCTGGCCTTGATGGTTTTCTTGGCTGGTGGCTTTGGGGTTTCGATCATTATGTTCGCCGCTTGGCTTGAGCATAAGAGCGTGATGGCTAGGATGATGAGTGCTTTTTTCATCGTTAAGAAGTGGAGTCGCTCGCACAAATGGCGGTAGCGTCTCGATGGGGATTCGTCTCCCTTGGTTCTTTTGCCCTGCTCGTTGTCAATCGGGGTCTTGAGCTTGTCGATCTGTGCCTCGATTGCCTTGGCTTCCATCTTGTTAATCTTCACGCTTCACCTCCGTCCAATGACATCGCTTGTTTGGCCTTTTGATTTTGCCCCTGCCCTCCAAATATCGTAGGTGGTACTGTATTGCTCCGTGGGTTTTCTTTAGCACTTCGGCAATCGTGCAAGTGGGGATTTCGTTTGTGATTAGAGTGAACACGGCATCCCTCAACATATCGATGGTCGCTTGGTTGCGGGTCGTGGCGTAAAGTTTTTCCAGTTCCTTGCCGGGGTAGCGGTCGGAAAGGATGCCATTGGCCTTGGCCTCTGCGGATACATAGGATTCATTCATCGAATTTGCAACTTACTTTGAGTCTTGGTTGATGCAAGGGGTGGTTTTGGGTTGTTCTACATCCCACTTCAGAAGCATTCTGTCCTTTGGATTGCAAAAATAAACGAACCGATGCTTTTTGCTCCGTTCTTTCATATAAAAATTATCGCCATAAAGTTCTTCCAGCATTTGCTTTTTGCTTTTTTTGTCGGTGGATTGACCAACGCTATTCGACACCGTCTTGCTGTGCATTTTAATTCCCTTAACTTGGTATTCTAAAACTGGCTTTGTTTGCCCAGTATAAATCCAATTTGTCGATCTATAAACTATGCCAGAATGGTTTTGCTCCGTGTCTGCATAGCTTACTATTATTAGTGGTGGCTTTATTTTGCTTAACTCCCTTAATGCCCAACCGATGAATCTGCTTTCAGAGTTTTTCGGGCAAATGTCATTCATCCAAAGCCTATTTAATTCATATACCCTTTCTTGGTTTTCTCGCCCACAAACTCCAATGCACAAATGTTGTGATGGTGGCTTTCCAAATGTAATTATGCCAACCAGATTGTTATTAAAGAACGCTCCGAATGCCCAAGTTATAGGTGCTTTTCTGTGAGCGTAATGGCTTTCAACTGCCACAAGGTTTGCCGTGTGGTTTGTTATTGGCCTAAATAAAAGTTGGAGCGGCGAGGTCGGAATTGCACCGCCATCCTCCCCTTGGAATAGGGGAAGCTCTACTGTTGAGCTATCGCCGCCAAAACTCATAAATAATACTCCGCCACGCTCTTTCCACTGTTCGTCTTGATGGTTCGCTTCTCGACTAGATGCCCAGCCTTCCGCAAGTCGCACACTCGGCTTGCCAGTCTAAAGCACTTGAACCATTCCAACGCTTCCAGAGCCGTGAGTGTTCGCCCAGCCTGCAAGTGGGCTAGGATTCTAGCGTTCTGGTCGTGGCCTTCCGTCTTTTGTGGGTGAGTGGTTCGCATAAAAGGCAACTCGAACTGCTCTGTTTCAACCATCGCAATCATCGTGAGCCTCCTTTCGCTTTCCTAACAACGAAGTTACGGCTCTTGGCGAACATAATCGTGGTTCTATGAACTCCCCAAGCTCTAGCAAGCTCGCTCATCGACATTCCGCTATCTAACTGGTGCTTCCAGAGCGTCCATCGCTTCTTGACAGTCGAATACTCACGATTTCTCCTTGCCCCACCCTTTCCGATGGTCGGAATAAGCTCTTTGGGGATGTCGAGGGGGGTAGTTACCCCTATTACGAACTTTTCAAGCCCTTGTGAGGCCAATTCTGCTCGATTTTGAGCCATTGTAGAAGTGAGTGTGGTCACCATTTGCTCAAACTCCCTTAATTTGTCCTCGCACATCTTCACCCGGTGGATTGTGGCCGCTAAAACCATATCTTGAGGGTAGTTCACGGACACCCCGCTTCTACCCACTCGCCGTGAGTGCTAAAGCCAGCTAGTTTATAGGTTGGAGGGGATTCGCACCCCGATTTGATTGGTTTCTTCATTGGTTGGTTTCCTTTGGTTGGTTGTTGGTTGCTTCTCCGCTGACAATTTCTGGCACACGCTTGCCAATCTTTGACTGGGGCTTTGCCTCCTACCCTCCATCCGTTCGATTCGTAATAATCAAAAGCACTTTCCACATCCGTTCCTATCCAGCCAATTTCCTTTGCATACCCAATCCAATCCGCACGAACTGGACGCACTTGCGTCCTTGTATTATCTAGCTTCTGGCTTCTAGCTTCTAGCTTCTGCATCGGACTTTCGGTGGGACATTCGCTGGACATTTTCTGGACATCGCCGTGACGCATACGCATCTTCCTACTAGCGTCTGACTTACGCATTTGCTCATCCTTCACCATTCTGCGTGAAATGATGGTCTCCTTTTCGAAGCTGAATACCCCAGAGGCGTGTAGCTCGTCCATCAACTCCGATGTCCGTTGTGCTGTTAGGCCACAGATTCTTGCAAGCTGTTCGCTTCGTGCTGGCTTGCCACCTATGAGCAAATATCCGTGTCGATCTGACTTTGCCATTAAGCAAATCATATCTGCCCAAAGCCCCCTAGCCTCAACCGAACAAGATCGTAGAGCCTCATCGGAAAGCCAATCTGCAACATAGAATTTAATCCAAGGTAACTTCACTTTGTAACCGCCAAATAGGGAAGAGAGGCCACCATCATTTTTTTAACTTTGTCGGGTGCGGCCATCCAAAACTTATGAACATTATTAAGGCTACTAAAGGGGTTAGTTCTGTTTAGATATGGTTTCTGCTGGTATATTGCCAAATTCTCTTTCCATCTTAAAAACCACTTGGCCTCAATATGTTTCAACTTCTTAATTGAATTTGTGAAGTCTGCCCAAGCAACTTCTTTAATTGGGAAGTTGTTTTGAAAGTGTGCCTTGAGCCTAGAAAATATGCAATCTGCTTTACCCACATAACAACATCTACCATCGAAGTCATAAATAAAGTAGATGCCGACTACCCCTTTTGTTTTAATTTGTAGTGCCGGGTTCATTTCTTTTTGTCCTCCATATCCCGCCTCTGGTATTTCTTGGCTCGTTCTAATAGCTCTTTAGTGATACGATGGCTATAATCTAGGTGACTGATAATGTCTTTATAGTTCTCACGCTTGGCGTGGTCAAAGTCCTTGAACAATTCCTTTAACCGCCTAGAGACGATTGCGTGGAACTCGTCCACAAGCTTTAATCTTTTTACACTCATTTCTTTTTCTTAATCCTTTCGATTATGTCTTTTCCCAAATCCCACAATAGGCCGCTCACAAACAGAATGGTTAGATAGAGACTCAAGCACCCTAAACCGATGATGAATAAGTCCCACAAAGCTTTCCCTATGGATGAAAGGAAAGTTACCATTTGGGTGCTTTCGGCCAGCTTGCCCAAAGCCGAACATTATTTTCAGAATGCCCCCAGCTTCGAGACACAAACGAGCCATCGACATAACGACCGACACAAACCTCACCGCCAATATCCATAAGCACTTTTTCATCGTTCTTTGGTTTCTCCTCTTGTGTTTTCCATTCAAGCATTGACCACTTGACCCTTGGAACATCGACATCAACGCTCATCCGAGCCTCCGCAGGGCTACGACAACCTCGTTGAGAATGTCTTGGATAACTTGATCTTCTGTTCCGTCTGCTAGTTTCTGGACAAGCTCGGCACACCGCTCCCTTTCGAGGGCGGCGGCCTTTCTCATCGCATCATTTATAATGTCTTGCAGTTGGTCAGAATGGGATTTCATCGTTGGGATTTCCTTTTGATATTGCGTCTGCTTCCGCAAGAATCTGCGCTATGATCTCGTTGCGAATGATGTCGTTCTTATAGGGCTTTCCGTCTGCTCCGGGTTTGAGGTCTTGCTTGGACAACCACTCAAGGTAATCCAAGCCCTTGTTCCCGAAGGCGGCGATCTGCCGTAGAGTTGAGCCTTTGTGCTTGCCGAACTTCAGTTCCATATCTCTCGGCTCACCACCATTGGTCTTGACCGCAACTCCGTTGAGCTTGGCCGTGATGTCTGCTAGGTCTGCCTTACTAATCGAATCCGACTTAACCGTGTCTAGCTTTATTGGCTTTGGTGCTTGCTCATACTTGTCCGTGTTGATGTCCTCGAACCCACCGATGGGAATCTCCTCTGCCGGTGTCGTGCTCAACTTGGAATCGATTAGCACAACGATATGTGCGAATGCTGAACGACAAGCCCTGCTAATACTTCTCGTCTGAACCATAGCCCTTTTGGCATAGGTAGGGCGGTTAGCCCACATCGGCTCGTCATCACCCAAGAAGCCCTCGGCACTCGATATGACTTGCCCATTATCCATTCGCTTCACCTCACCGATGCATCGATAGCCATCTTCGAGACGCTCGACATCTCTTGCACTTGCTACGCATCCGTGAGCGACTGCGATTGCTTGCCAGCCTTCGACCCGGACATAATCCTTTTGGCCTATGCGTTGGCAAGTTTCCTTTACTATGGCTCGGCAAGCCCCAGCCACATCAGTCGCTTGGCGAATGTGGGTTGAGACTCCGTTGCCGTTGGTTACTGCTAGTTCATTCATTGGTTGTTTCTCCTTGTTGGTTGTTATTGCTTGTCTTGTCCGTAATCGAATATGCCAAAACCTTCGGCATTTTCTTTTGCGGTTGTGGGTAAGTTCAAACATCTAAAGTCATTCCTCTGATCGAACTCGGTATCTGGGAAAGCTCCGAACACTCTTACTACCCATTCATCTGTGGTTTCATTTGGTAGCTTTTTATTCGCTGGTTCTTCATACCAGAATGTGGGAAGTCCTTCACTCATAGTTTAATATCTTTCCATTATTGTTTTAACTATTGGGGAAACCCATTTCGTGCTGATGTCGTGAGATGGCACTCGGAAAACTAGTATGCCCATCGAAGCGGCAAGGTTATATTTTTCCATATCATTAAGGAACCCACTTGGCCTTGTGTGTCGCCCACTTGTCCACACACCGCCCTCAAGTTCGATGGCTATTCCAAAAGAATAATAATCAAACCTAAACCTTCTACCCTCTGCAAACTTGTATTCCTTCTTTAGTTCCCCACCCCCAAGGCTCTTCCAGAGAATCTCAAACTTGGCCGATGGGGTGAGTTTCATTTTAGTTACGCCCCACCCAGTTCTTACTAGGTACGACTAGCTCTGGTTGCTTGGGCTGGTTGCCCTCGGCCACGATCTTGTCCATCTTTTCTAGCTCGGCGGCCACATACAAATAGAACTGCCTACGCTCATAGTTCTGCTGGTCTATGTGCTTTGCAAAGAGCCTAACCCCTTGCAAAATCAGAAGGCCAAAGAAAGCTACTAGGAAAATAATCACCACCTAATCCTCTGTTTCTGCCACGATGGGGAGCAGTAGTTTGGGTTGGTAATGAAGGGATACTTGCCATCATCCAGAGCCTTCATCACAAAGCCCTCCCAGATTACTTCGCCAGCCTTGTTGTTTTGAAAGTTCATTTCCTCCCATATCGAATTGATCTTATGGTGGGCAAGGCGAACGAAGCGTAAGAGCTTGTTCTGTGGCACATCGAAGGTCACGGCTTCGAGGTGTTCGATCTCTTTCATCCTCTCGGCGTAGGGCTTGGGGTTGGCTGGGTCGAAGGCATCCATCACAACGATTGTGCCTTTGCCAGTCTTTGTGCGTTGCCCCATTATCTCGCAATCTACAAAGCGAGATTTGATACCAGCACCGAGAATCATATCTGCCATTAGGTTGTGATTCGATGCGAACTTGCCGTGACGATTGTAACCCTGCTTGGTCTCTTGGTCGAACCAGCCCCGCCATCCGTTGAGCTTTCCCTCAATGGAGAACCCATCGGAGAACTCATCGTGGTTAGCGGGTACGGCTGAACCTACTGGCCTTGCTGGGAGCGGTAAGGATGTCATTGTTTGTTTTTAGAGGATTTCGTGGGGTTGTGTAAAGCTTATTTTAATAGTTGTTCAACTATGCAAAGCGTTACGCCAGCACCTACGATTAGGCCGATGATGTAAGCTACTAGGATTTTATTCATTTGGTTTGGTTTCCTTTCTTTATTTTTTCACCGCTAGGATTCCACACCCGCAACAATTTGAAACTTCTATTCCGACAAAGGATTCATTTTCAAAGTGGCGAAAATAATCCCTAGAACCAAAGACAAGCCAAATAGCACCTCGTATTACTTTGTCTGCTTGAACCGGGGAGAACTCATCTTTAACCGCCGAAACGCAATCAATCATTCCATCGAAGCGAGATGTGGTTTTAGAATAAAGGCGATCAGAGTTCTTTTTGATGAAAGCCTTAAAGGTGGAAAGGGTGATTCGTTTTTTTGTCTCGCCAGCTTGAACCGTTGCGAGTTCGGTTTGTGTTGTTGTTTCTTGCATACTCCAACCCTACCACACTTCCCCAACTTGTCTACTCTTTTTTTATCTTATCTTAACGATTGTTTGTAAGTCTCTATAAACACGCTACTTGTGATGGAGCATTTTGTAGGCTTTTATCCATCTAAAGAATGTGTGCCCCTTCTTATTTGAAAGCACAACCTTAATTTTCGTAACCTCCAATTTCTTTTTTTCTAGGAGTTCACGGAGCAGGCGGTCGATGGAACTAGATTTTTTCCCACTCAATTCCATTATCTCTGCCCTCGTCTTGAATCCCTCTGGTCGTGGAGGACATTCTTTATTTTGGATGTGTTCTTCGAGAAGTTTCTGCCAAGGATTTCTTGAGGATTTCATTAGAAGGATTTTATGTTTGTTGGGAGATGGAACTTATTGCCTCTCTGTCTTGCTTGAAAAACATCGTGGGTTTTGTCGGGGTAGATCATACCAAAAGCCCAGCCGTGTTGCCATCGAAGCCTACGCAACTGTCCTCTGTTGTATTCAGGAGTTTTATTACATAAACAACCTATATTAAACCCGGTGCGGGGGTCGATGGAGACGCTACGGAAATAATCAATGGCGTGGGTGTGGCCGAAGATAACATCTCCATAGGCATCGGCGTGTTGCTTCCCGCTGTGCATAGCGTGTCCGTACCCGTGAACGAAGGATAGGTTGCCACACTTGTAAATCCCACCGACTGAATCATAAGGGAACATCCTTGCCTTGGTGTCCTTCATTATCTGCTCGATATTTTCAATCCCATCGTTGGCGTAGTCACGAGACACTCCGCTTCGGCTGTTGCGAGCCATATCATATATGCGTTCATCGTGGTTGCCCCTCAAAAAGATTCTCTCATCTCCGAACTTGAAGAACTCCCGCAAGAACTCCTCCCCACAATCCCAATCCTTCTGCAAACTGGACGCTTGCTCCTCATCCCCTGCCCCTTTTCGGATTGCTCGGAAGTCCCAGAGATCGCCAATGCAAACTACTAGATCGGGCTGGTATTCTTTAGTAAAGGCCAATAGAGCCTTCACCGAAGGGGCATCTTGTTCGTCGCCGTGAATGTCACCGCAAGCGACGAATTTAATGGGCTTCATAAAGGAGGTTTAGATTGACCAGTCAATGTTGTGTAAATAAGGTGACAACACTCTCTAGCTCTAGGATTTGTCAATGTCTCGTCTGTGCATCCATCCCTAGCTAATTCCAGAACTATGTGCATTTGGGAACGAAGCGTGAGCAGATAGGTTAGCTGGTCGGTTGCTTCTTCGATTGCGTTCTCAACCAGTTTTACTGCCGGCATCTCCCAAAGTTTTGTCCCGCCGTGTTCCTCAACCCCCCGCTTGTATTTTTTATCCATCGACTCAACCGCCGCAACTTGCAAAGTCGTTAAATGGAGTTCGTGCTTTTTGGTAAAATGTTTTTGAGTTGCTTTCTCCACGCCTTGTTCGGATGTCATCCTTTTATCTGCTAGACCACGGACGCTTACTGACTAGAGAAACTTTCTGATTATTCACCTCTTGTTTTTGTGGCGAGATTAACTCTCGCCAACCAGAAATGTTTGCGTCCTCAAGATGGGGCTGTTCCCAGTCGAGATGCCGTAGCTGGTGCTTGCCCGCAATCTTCTGGCAAATGGAATAGGTCTGGTCATCGTCCCAAGAGGCCAATAGATTGCCACTAGGGGTTCGGGCTAGGGGTACATAGTCTATTGCGTGACTCCCCTTACCTTGGTCGATATGGAGCGATTGCGGGGGTATTCCACGAGCGTTTGTGACCTTCCTCCCTGCCTTGGTTCGGCCTTGAGCGTATAGTTCCTCTTGCTCTTGGGGAGTACGCACCGAGCAGTAGATCAGAACTGGAATCTTTTTGGACATTAACTCGCTATACCAAGCCCCCACTCTCTTGCCGAAACTAGGCTCACACTTTTCTATGTGGCCTCTTGACCTTTCCACCGCCTCCCGAATCGTCATTGATCAAGCCTCTTTCGGAGTTTTTCATTTTCCTCCACGAGTCGAGATATCGTTTTGAGTGCTTGCCCAAAAAGCTGTCTGTATTCTTCGGGGGTTGCTTTCGTTCGGTCGAGCTTGTCGTACCGCATAATGTAGTCGGTAATCGAATCTTGGTTTGGCACTTCCCCAATGTCGTAGGGGCGAGTGGTTGCACACCCGCAAATTAAACTAGCGGCGGTGAATCCAAGAATCGACTTCCGAATCACGGAGACGGCGGTTGTAAGCAATTTCTTCATCGTCTCTTTCCTTGCGGGTCTTTGCACGATTTTTAGTCCACCAAGCGATGATTCCAATTAGACCAGCAAGCGAGGCGAGAATGGCCTCCCACATCTTTTATTTCCTAGAGAACTTCGAGAGGAAGGAAACGATCTTGGTTAGGGTCGCCTCTGGCTCGTCACCGGGAATCAAAGAAGCAATAGCAATCACGGCAGAGAGGAGGGCAACCAACGCACCCACCCAAGCAAACACATCTTGAGACTGAATGAAGGTTAAGATTTGTTCCATAAGAAGGGGCGGGGTGTCAAAGATTAAAGAGGTTCGCCAGTAGAAGTGCTGTAAAGCCCATCATACGACCACCACTCAACAGCGGTCATTGTGCCAGTTGCAGTAGGTATAGGCTGTCCAGTGCCAAAATATTCTCCAACTAGATTTTTGGTGATGCCTCCCATCGTGAGTGTTATTTGATTTGAGCCAGAAGAATCAGTTGTTTGCCAACGCATTAGACTATCCCCTCCCTCTGGAAAACTGTTAAATGCTACTTCAACAAATATTGCAAATGAAAAAACATCTACAATTAAAAAGACGGGGGTATCGACACCGTCAAATGGTAAATACATTGAAGTCTGTGCAAACCCATACGCACTTGGCCCGCAAACCAGTTGTGATTCATCAGCCGCCTGCATCTCTACATCGCAACCAATCGACCCGACTACACCGCCAGAAACCGTTACATCTACCCGCCACTTTCTAACTCGCCAGTATGCAATCATCGCTTGTGAATTTGTGAACAGCGGAGTTTGCCAGTAGTTTCCTTGCGATGGTGGAATTGTGCATCTATTAGATGGGTCGTTAGGGTCGGAACTTCCAGGAAATAAAAATGGGGCGAGAACTCGTGGCATAGGATTTCCTTAGGGCGTTAGCCCAAGTTTAATATCCGATGACGGTGATTCGGTAGGTTTGCGAGGATTGGGTGATATTGCCGTTGGTCGCATTGACCGCATCTATCTCCACCAAGTTTCCTGTTGTAACATGGCCAAAGAACGACAGACCTTGGCAAACCACCGATGGTAGGCCGACAAGCACGATGTCGTTGAGAGCGCATCCCGTGACTGTGGCGGTGATTGATGCAGTAGAGTTTGAGTTTACTAGCCCAAAGTTGATGGTAGCAGTTGTGGTGAGTGTTCTTGTGGATTGCGGAAGAACGCCGTAGGTTGCCCCATTTGCGATTAGACCGACATTGATAAGGCTAGAAACTACATTGATGTTTGCGGGTTGAGTGATGGCAGTCGAACCATAAAAGGCAATCTTTGAAGCTGTGCTAACTCCAATCTTTGTCCCAGTAGTTGTCCCAACGCCAAGGTTATATCCGTCTGTGATCGTGACGGCTGTTCCAGATAGATCGAGGATGGTTGCTCCAGTTCCAATGGTGCTATTCTGCCAATCTAGGAATACTGAACCACTAGAGTTGTAAAGTTTTCGGTTGGTCGCATCCACATTGGTATTGATATCCTCAACAAATGCGGCGTAGCTTTCGGCGGCGGTAAGGTACGAGGCTTGTGAGGCGGGAACGGCACTACCGCTGGTGAGCAAATCCCTACGAACCGTGACATCAGTTTGAAGAACCGTCTTGGGCGTTCCATTCTGCGTTAGCTCAACCTCAATCTTGGGCGAGATTGTGTCTGAACCAGCTTCTGCAAATAGCTCCTCTAGCTCGGAGGTCGCCATCGTAACCGTTGTCTGCAAAAAGCTACCAAAGATAACTCCACTTGCATCGAGAGTTAGGTTGTTCGTGAGAGCCGTAAGGCCAAGGTTACGCACGAAAGAAATTGAATAGTTCCCAGCATTGTTGCCAACATCAACGCTTACATTTCCGCTACCAACCCCGGTAACGGCACTCAAAGCTTCCGCAAAGCATACCGCAGTTGAGCCGATTGGAATAGCCGTAGTCGAATTAGCTCCATAGTTAAGAACAACCGAACCACCCTCTGCATCAGACCCGATTGCAAGATCGTAGGTTTCGTTTTTAGTGGTTGAGCCAATTTGCACTCTTGTTAGAGACAAGACCCCAGCGGTAGGCGAGGCAACGAATGTGTCCGCAAACACGGCTGGGTTGCGAACCAAACGAATGACTTGCTGGGCGGCAACGGAAGCGGCTGGGAATCTGCGGGTACTTACAAGAACCGAACTTGTGGGGAAAAGGGTAAAGGCAGAACCCCCAAACGACATAGCCGTGTTGGCCGTTGCGGAAGTAATTAGGTAGGCGAAATTCTCATTACCATAGGTTGCCACCCCAACCCCAGCACTAGCGATTGCAGAAATGGCGTTATAGACTTGAGTGGTAGTTGCGTTGAAGGAAATGGCCGTTGATGTTACGCTATTGAGAATCAGCTTGAATTGTCCGTCTGTTGGGTCGGCATCAATCCCACCGATGCCCAGCTTAATTGAAGAACCAGTTAAATCTAAATCTCGCAAGAAACCGCCTTGATCTCTCTCTTGCAAGCGAACTCGCAGATTATAGGAGTCATTGCGGGTAAGGGTTGGGAGCGTACCATTCCTAGCCGACCCTGCGGCAACAAGGTTTCCATTGGTTGTGTCAATGTAGATGTCTAAACTTTGAGCCATTTAAGTGTTCCTTTGTGTCAATTACTCCTCAACTGGTGAGCCAAGAACAACAATTTGAGCTGGCTCTCCATTGGAGCATACATTTAATGTGATTGCAGAATACCCTGCTACACTACCACCACCAACCCCGCTAATAGATACTTCAATTCCATTTTCTTTTTCTGATATTGCAATTCCAGAACCAGCTAAAGGCTTCGTGCATTCAATCCTTCTAATCAGCTTGTTAAAGAATGACTTTGTGAGAATTGATGTTCCCTGCAATTCATTTAGCTGGTTTTCCCTCATTTTGGTAATCCTTATGTGATTGTTGCAATCTGCTGAACTTCGTGGAATGTGTCTCTTGCAACAAGAAATAACCCACGCCTTTCGCAAGATTTAGATAAAACACAATAACCACTATATTGAACAATTATGCCACCACCGCTTTCAGGTGCGGCAAAGAAAGCTGATCGTGGGTCTTGGGGCATAGCAGTTCCGTTAATAACAGCGGGCATCTTTATGGTTGGTGTAAATAATGCAACCTGTGCCGACCCTTGATTCTGAGATAATTGGCCAGCCATAAATTGTGTTTCACTTACATCAGTTACATACTCTGCCTCAATCACCAATGGCGGGCCATATACACCCTCGCCAGCCGTAGGAATAAGCCTTATGATGGGCGGAGGCAAACCAGTTGATGTGGTTAGCCCAACAAATGTAACTAGCATTTGAGTTATCCCACCATCTTGCTCCTCTGTTGTAACTGACTCCACCGCCATTCTTGAATATGTTTTAGATGATGACGAAAAAGCAGAATGCAAGGTATTTTTTTTGGGAACAACCGTGTCTCTGTTTGCTGTTGCGATTGCGTAAGCCTCAATGATTGTCTCTAGACCATTGGGTTCTTTATTGAAGTTCTGCCTTTGAAGAACCTTCGTGTTGATTGCCGAGCCGATAATTATACTTGCCATATTATTTTACATAAGTTCCAGATTTCATAAGGTCAACCAACGTAGTAATTGCTTGCAGAGTCTCTTTGCTTAAACTACTTTGTTCTTGCCCTAGCTTTGCGTCTGGGCTTACCCCTCCGACCATACCACGACCCGGAACTCCGACCATTCTGTCCTTCTCAAACTTACTTGCGGCGGCTTGCATCGCAAGTTGGGCTGGGTCAATGCCAGCTATTCCGCCCTGAACTTGCTCGCCCAATGACGGCATCTCTCTGGCCGCTACTTGTGCCGCTAGTTTTTCTCTATCCCTTTGGGTTGGTGCAATCTTTTCTGCGGTCTTAAAATTCTCTGTTTTGAGTTGCCTCTCCCTTTGCTTTCTCGCCAGATCAAGGGCTTGCCTACCAGCCACACTTGCACCAAGAACCCCAGCACCAGTATCGGCAGATGTTTGTTGCGTTCTTTTCTGTTGCTCCCTAGCTCTATTTGCATCACGAACAAGACGCTGAAATTTTCTATCATCAGCGTTACTTTCCATCTTAATCTTTTCGTCTATGTTATAGCGTTCCTCACGATATATGCGGTTGTTGTTGTCTATCTTTCTCTGCACTCGTTCTTGCTCTGTCTTTTTCTCTCTTGCTTCTGATTGGTCTGCGAGCTTTTGTTCCGCATCAAAAACCATCTTGTCGAATTTGATTTGAGATTCTGCCCTATCTTTAGATTGTTTATCAAAAATTGCATTTCGCCTTCTTATCATCATCTCGCTAGCATCTTGTGAAAATGATGTAGCCGATGACTGATTGGTCATTGATTGTGCGGTCTTTTGTTTCTTTCTATATTCATCATCAATCTCTCGCAATTTCTTGCTTTCATCATCCAATCCGAAAATAAGTTTATCGTGAGCATTTTCACTTGCTATTCCCTCTGCAAGCTTCGCATCCCTTAACCTTTGCTGTGTTTTGACTAATGCCTTAAGTTCTTCCGTTGCACCAGTAGTATCAGATATAAACCTCTGAAATGGGCTTCTATTTAACTCTGCTAATTTATTATTGATAGAAGCGATGTTCGCATCTACAGAAGCTGTTTGGGCGATGGCTTCTGATAGGCTCATCGCTTGCCCCGCCTTCTCTATATCATCAAAAGATTTCTGTGCGTTGGTCGCAGTCTCCTTGAGCATCTCCCCCATTCGATTGATTTGATCGGTAAATATCTTAACCCCACCAACCGCTACCGCCCCAATCAAAGACCTTCCAACAATCTGACCAAGGCTTTCTGCCGCAGAAGCGGCCACATCACTTGCGTCCCTAGCCTCTGCCAAGCTACGGCTAAAGTTCTTAAAGGCTTGCCCAGCTTTTTGACCGCTAACAGAAAGGCGTTTAACTGCCCTCTCTGTCCCTGCAACTGCCTTATCTACTCCGCTATTATCCCCTCGGACTCGGAGCATTAGTTCTTGTGTTGCGTCTGCCATATTACAATTTCAGTTTGTCACTTGCCTCTTTGTTCTTTCGAGCAAGATAAACATTCATATCCTTCATTACCTTATCAATAGCCATTTTAAGACCCGGAACGCCGACCTTAACCGCACCAGAAATAGGTCTCTTCCTTACTGGGTAGTACCTTGTGTCAAGATCGCCAGCACGATTAAAGATAATCCCTTCCATTTGGCTTTTCTTGCTGTCTGCCTTTGTTCCACCACCAAGTCTTTGAATTGCTTTTTGGCTATAATCTCCCCTAGTAAGGCTTGCCCTTTTCCCGAATACAGCCGCCGCCGCCGCCCATCCGTTCCTAATATAATTAACTGATCGCTTTCTTCCAGCCACTAGCCTTCGAGCCAATGCCCCAATCGTTCCGGGTGTGTTGCCCATACCAAGCCCACCAGTTCCTTGCTTTGTTTTTCCTAGCGTTGGCAATCCTCGGTTTTTTAACAACCAATTCACTAGCTTATATGTTCCAGCATAGCTTACTGATTTGGCCTTAAATCCAACCGCATACTCCCCGATCTTACGCTTCTTAACCTTACCAGACTTTGTAAGGCCAAATGGCTTAAACACTTTCTTGGTCACAACTTGGCTTTCTACTCGTTGAAGTTCAGAGGCTATCTGTGCCGTGTTGGTTCGGTAGGTAGTCCCAATAGCGGTAACGGCAACATCACCGAGCTTCTGATTTATTACATCGGCCATATTCTTTTTAGATACTTGCTGGTATTGTTGGAGCTTGTGCATAAACTTGGCTTGGTTTAATAGCTCCACGGTAATCATATTCTTTGCCTTATGTTAAGCCCAATAGCCTCTCTAGGTTTGCCCTATCCTCGCCTATCTCTGTAAGCACTCGCCTACACTTCACCCCATTTTGCCATAGGTAGGTATGGGTTGCTTGGGTGATTAAGGCCAAAGGAATGTCCCATAAGATATAGTCTATGCTCCAACCAGTTCGTTCAGCCAACGAGAACACGAAACTTGCTGTTCCCGCTGGCGTTAGGCGTTTCCCAAGTCGGGCTGGTGCGGGGCTGGGATAACATCCACTTTCCCCTTCTGGGCTTCGTCCAAGATGTTAGAGACGATGGTTGTGGCAACTTCTCGGTCTGCCTCTGTCTTGCCTTCGATATATTCCATTATCTTTTCACGGAACAAGTCCTTGTTCCAGCATAGCTTAATTGCATCCTTCTTATTCTTGGCTAGGAGAATGTGCACATAGATAAACGACCAGATAAAATAGATTGATGAGTCGTTATCGTCCCTTACTTGCAAAAGGAGCAACCTTGAGCCTTCCGTGTAGGGGGCTAGTTTTTCACCCATAAACTCCTTTTGTGGGGAGATAAAGGCCGAGTTTAGTTCTTCTTCTAGGGATATGCTCATAGATGCTTTAGGATTGCCCTTCGTTGTTCCGAGGTTGCGTTTTCTGATATGAGTAAAGTCTGCCCGCCCCTTTGTATCACCCGCACCGGCACGGCTCTTTTAAGTAGTCCTAGGAAGGTTTCTCGGTTCTCCAAGGCGGCACGCACATATCGGATTGGGCTTTCTGGGTCGCTTTTCATTTCTGCCCAAGTGCGTTCCATTTCTGCCTTGGCCTCTGCCCCTGCCCCAGCCTCGAACCAGAAGGTTGCTTGGGTGCTTCCATCCTCTTTTATAGTCCTCGTTACCGAGTCTAGCTGTCTCGGCTTTGCACCAAAGGAAGCAACGGCACTCGCTACTTTTATATTAGTCGTTCCCCAATAGGCTTCGGTCATAAGTTTAGGATTTCATTAGAGGATTAGAACCTCTGTTAACTTACGTTCGGGTATCCAGTAGCCGAGATGTCGAGGGTCACAAACGCATCGTTGCTCTTGTTCAGCGTGATGGAGTCGATGCGAGTAGTTCCGAGGGTGGTTGCATTCGCCAAGGCCGCAAGAGCCGCCCCTGCGGTCACATTGTAAGCACCAGTAATAGCAACCGAGAGTGAATAGGAGGTCGTGGCGTTATAGTATCCAATAGCAACAATATCGCCGGAATTATTACGAACTTCGTTCTTCTCAACATTACGAGCCTCTGAAAAGCTCTGGACAAGTCCGATGCCAGCCTCTGCGGTTAAGCCGAACGATAACCCAGCCGTGCCAATGCTGACGGCGGGCATTAGATTGAAACCTCGTTAGAAAGTGTGTTTTGCATAATGTTCTTGTATTGTGTCAAATTATCGTGGAAACACCCGAACTTTGATTAGCTCCCAGATTGTAGAGAATACCGCACCCGACACTAGGGCAACCAGCCATAGCTTTGTTTTTATGGTGTGAGCATCCCTCTCTAGGGTGTCTACCTTGCTGTTCATCCTACCCGTCCATTCGGCTATTTCGCTAGTATGACGCTCTAAAACCGCAATTAAATTCACCTGCCTTTCTTCAATTCTGGCAAGCCTTTCCCGCAAGTCTGCAACTTGGTCTGCACTCATATCTCACAATCCTCTGCTCCTTCGCAGATTCGGACGCATAAATCGTTATTGGAGTCGTAAAACTTCTCTATGTAGCCCTCGGCCTCAAGCCATTTGAGGGAGGACATAAAATCCTCATAAGTGTATTGGTGCGTCATACCGGCTCTACTTGCTTGGCGTTTGCCCTGCGTCTTCAGCCGCTTGCATCATATCGTAATTTGGTAGCCCCGTGTTATCTGTGTGTTTTGGCGAGCAGGAGCAGAGCAAGATGGCGATGAGGAGGAGGGGCATTAGAAACTAACTAAACTATTTTTGAAATTGGAACTTCTATAATTGCTGTTCCACCTGTTGCAAGTGCAGTTCTTTGAAAAATAGTAAACGCATTTACAGGGTAATTATTAATAGTTACATTGCTTGAATTTCTCCAAGTTGTAGATGTTCTAAAAAGACTGGAAAATGCACTTCCTGTTTCAGTATAAACTGTGGCCTGATCACCCGTACCACTCGCCCCAGATTTCAATGTCCCAGAGATAACAAGCCCTCCAAAGATTAAGTCATAAAATGATATTACCCTACGGATTCTAAATGTTAGGTTTGCGAAACTTTCTCCAGATAAAACTAGAGGAAATCCAAGAACAGTAAGAATGGTTGCAGTCGAGTTTGCCGAAGTTTTAGTTGTGGAGGTATCCAAGAAAAAAAACCTTCCGTTCGATAGCTCTATGGCGTAAGCCGAATTGGAATCTAGCGCATTACCTATATTTGAAAAATCAGTTGTAAAAACAGAGGATGTATTGCTTGCTATATTACCAAAAATAATTGGGTCATAGTTGTTTATTGGTATAGTTAAATTTCCAGTTTGCGAGGCATCGCCAAGGATTATCCTTTTTGTAAAGGGCGTCCTGTATTTTGTAAGCGGCATCGCCTACTCCTAGCTAATTTGCGTCACCCTAGCCGTGCCTGCGGTGGCAAACACAGCCGAGTGGGTGATGCTCGTTTGGTGATTGGGAACTTCGTAGTAGTCACCCGCTGATAGGCGAACTTGGTAAGCGATGGTGGTGCAAGTTGCCCCTGCACAGATGTGAAGATTGCCAGCCCCCTCGTTAAAAATTGTTAGCACTTCCCTTGTCGCATTGAAATTAGCAAGCACCGTAGAGGCGGTTGTGCTGGTAAAGTTAGATGTGGTAACTGCCGTGCCTTGCAAGGCGAAGGTGTTGGCGGTGACTGTCCCGCTAATTGCAGGGAGCGACGCAATCGTGACGCTGTTCGATATGGATGCGGTGACTGAGCCGATCTGGGCTGTGCCAGCGACCAATGACGGGAGCGACTCAACTTTTGTCTGCAAATAGCCAGTTCCAGTATCCAGTTGTAAGGCAGTTTTTCCTCCCGAGCGAAGTCCTCCAACAAGAAAAGTGCCGTCCCCACCATTCGCCGTCACCGTACCGCTAATTGCGGGGAGCGATCCGATGGTGACGCTATTGCCAACCGTGACGGAGGAGATGCTGACTGGGACTGTCCCGCTGATGCTGGCCGTGACGCTTCCAATCTGTGCTGTGCCTGCTCCAAGTGTGACTGTCCCTGCTCCAATCGTCACCACTCCGATGCGGTTTGTGCCAGCGGGGAGGGCTGTGATGTCTACTGTGCCAAAGATCGGGAATGGATTACTGGGGTCAACTGGGTCACCTCCTTGATCAACTACCACTTGTCCAGCGTTGGCCGTCACCGTTCCAGAAATGGCAGGAAGCGAGCCGATGGTGACGCTGTTGCCAATCGTTACAGAAGAGCCAGAAACTGGCTTTACTTGCACAAAGGCATTTCCATCAAAACCTAAAACTGATGTTCCGGCGGATTGTGCGTCGATTAACAACATCCCACTTGAGTTACAAGTCAGCAAAGTATCTTCGCCAGTTGGTGCTCCACCAGTTCTTTCAGCAATAAGACGAACTGGCAGGGTTACGCTATTTGCAATACCACCTATATTTGCAGTTACCGTACCAGCAATCGTCACCGCATTTGCTCGAAGTTGAGTATTAGTCAATCCAGCAGAAGTGGCATTGACTATATCTGTAATTGCTTGAGTTCCAAGGCTAACAACCGTATGGGCGGTGATATGTTGCCCACTAGAAAGGATGGTTGAGAGCGTGGTTGCCGTCTGTGTGCCGTCTAAAATTGAAAGTGCCATATTCTCAAGCTCCTTGTTAAATCACGCCGACATACATCGAGTTTCTGCCCTCGCTGAAATCCAAGAACCGCAAGCCATCGTCTGACTCTGATGGGGTGCAAATAAGGCTCATCTTCAAGCCCCTCTGCCAAGCTCTTTTCGCCGTCCGAATCGTTGGGGTTTGGCTAGTGATTCGTGCAGTATAAACTTTCGTGTCTAAAATGTTGTTCTGTATCTTGGTAAATAGAGGTGGGGTTTCCTCATAAAAAGCCTCGAAGATTTGGCAGTAGGTATTGTCGAAGTCCTCTTGGCTAATCTTGGCCGCCGTGTCGGAGTAGTCCACGGATACATCCACTTCAAACACCCCGGTATAATTGCCCAAGAGTTGCCCCCCAACCGAGGCTGATATAGTTGCGTAGGGGAAAAGCTTTTTCCCTGTCTTATTGGTCTTGCATATATTGAGCCCCGCCACGCCAGCAAGGAGATCGCCAATCGCATCCTCGATATTGATTTGGACGCTCTGGTTCATTTCTTTGCGGTTGCCGTGATGTCTAAAGTCATAGCCCTAGACCAAGTGCGGTTTTGGCTTATCACGGCTGGGCTATCACCAGTCACCTTTGCAACATAGAAGGTGATGTTTGAATTGGTTGTAAGGTAGCTCGCCAAGTCTGGGTCACGATAGAGTTGCTCTAGGATGTCGTAGAACTTGGCATCAAAATCTGCCCTTGCCGTTGTGTCTGCCCTTGCAACATAGGTGATGGATGCGGGGGTTTTGAATACGCCGGAGAAAGGCACAAGTTCCTCTGACCCGATCTGTGCTTGAACTGTGACGCTCGGCATCGTCCTAGCCGTACCTCTTTCACTCGTAAAGAAGTTCACCCCAGTAACACCAGAAACCACATTAAGGAGGGCGTTCTCGACCTCCCTCTCTATTGAGGCCATTAGGTCGTAATCTCCGCAAGCTCAATGGTAAAGGAAAGGCCATCTGTGCTTTGCGAAAATCCTCCGATCATACGCTCCACCCCGCTAACCGTACAAAGAGAACCGATAACTGGGGCAGAGATTCCAGAAGCTAAAACTACAAGGCTTTGAGTCACCCGGAACACTTCCCCGCCTATCTCCAACTCGCTTGCCGTGGTGAGGTCGGTAACAGAAGCAGAAACCGAGGACGAACCCAAGCCAGTCACAGATTGATATAAGTCCTCAATCATATAAGAGAGGTCAGTTGCAAAGTAGGAGGTGGGGATACTGCCAGCCATAAAACCACCTCTTATGTCAATCCATAGTTATCATACCCTCAAAGCTGAAAATGTTGTCAGTTTCCCACTCGTTTTTCTGCGGGAAAAAGCCAGTTTGCTTGTCTCTCCTAGTTGCCGAAGCGAGGATAATCGGGGTGCTATTGATTGCCCAAAAGTCCGTAGCCCCCCGGATTGCCTTTGCCATCTGTTCGAGCGATTGGGCTGTGTAGGTATTTAAGCCTTGAATCTTAATGTCCTCTGGGCATAGCACAAAGAAGTTGTCTTTGCCCATAGTTTGCCTAGCCCTCACGATTAGTTCTAGCGGGTTTCGATAGTAGCCTTGTGATAGCCCGAAAGGGGCAACTAGGTTGTAAGTTTCTGGGAGTCCCTCGGCTGGTTTATCGTCTAGCTTATCTAGGATAATGTTGGTCTTGTCTGCGTCCTTAATCTCTGGGTGGCTATAAACGAAGTCAGTCCAGCTTCTTTTGCTTTTCCTATAAGCCTCATACTGATTCGGCCAAACCTCTAAATCAATAACATCGCCCTGCCTATGCCCAGCCTTCACATAGCTAGTCAGTTCAAAAACTCCGTGATATTGTGCGAAGCAATCAAAGAAAACTTCGTGGCCTTGATCTGCTAGATGCTTGGCGGCGGGTAGGCAACGAAGCACATCCCCTAGCCTCTGCGAGTATTTGATAGTTTTAACACTCATCGGCAACGCTCTTGTCCGTTATGAATGGGAAGTAATCCCTCAACCTAACTGGGGTTGTGGTTTGTTGTAGCTTTTCCCATCCTTCAACTAGCCCCTTGTAGCCATAGAAATCTTCCTTAAATTGGGCTTGCTCCTTGGTTGCGTAGGCGAAGTGGTCAAAGGTTAGTCCCCAAGTTTCTGTCACTCCCCTTGGAATCATCATCGACTGGACATTCAGCTTGGGCGGTTCGTGGCTCACAAACTCAACTCCCCTTCCCCACTTCCACGCCCTAAACCATTCGTACCAATGCGAAGCAAATCCTTCCCTAGTCACTACTTTCTTATTCTGCCCCACATAGTAATTACAATGAAACTGCATCGCCCGCCCATCCTCACATCCCTTTAGATGCCCAAAGATTGCGTCTATCTGGTCGGCTCGCCACATCTCGTCAGAATCAATCTGCATCACAACGCCCTTATCCACCCCCTGCAAAGCCTCGCTAATCATCGCCAGCTTACCGGGGAAAGGCTTGGCTTGCCAATAGACTGAAACATTCTCGCCCCTAATGCTCTCAAGATATTCGTGCGTTCCGTCTATGCTCACAAAGTTCTTGTGGTACTTGTCGGGAACTTGCTTGCACCATCGAGTACATCCCAGAGGCTCGCTCACCCCTTCTACAATCCTCCACTCCCACGGAATCTTTAGCTTCTGGAACTCTGCTAGATGCCTCTGGATATAGGGCATCCCATTGAGGACGATGGTAAAGATGGTTAGCATTTCAATCGCCCATAGATAACGCTTATCTCGGAGCAGAAAGAAACAGAGTCGTGGCGGTAGCACTCAAACCCAATCGAATCGAACCAAGCCATAAACTCCTTTAGCCAAGTATCTGAATAGTGTAGCTCAATCGCAATCTCCTTTAGATTGTGAACATTCCCAATTTGCAGAAGTTGCGTCTCGTCTCCTTCGATGTCGCACTTAATGTGGGTGATGGAGTTCTCTGTTATCCAAGTATCCATTTGAAATGCGGAGTCTGCCTTTTCGCACAAGAACTTTCCTTGTGGATATTGTTGAGAAAGGGTTGTGATGTCTCCTTGGTTTATGTCCACCCCCATATAGAACTCTGGCTTTTGTGATAGGAAATACTTGGTCGTTCCGTTGGCCTCTTGCCTTTCTGCTTCCGTCCAAAATGCACATCCCAAGTCCAGCACTCTGCCACCACAAACATTAAGATGTTTCCAATGAATTTCTGGTGATTCAGAAGTTATGATTCCTTTAGTCATAGTTCAAATATGGCCGCCCCATTACGAACCGACCAATCCTCCCAGAGCAGTTTTGCAAATCCCTTGAGCTTGTTGTAGTTCGCCCAGTTCTTAATATCGTTCACATCGTCCAAGGCGATGATTGCCTTCTCGGCTAGGAATGGACGAACACAACGCAATTCGGCCTCACCAGAAAAAGGCGAACCATCAATCAGAACAAAGTTGAAATTCACCTTATGCTCAATATGGATGTCCTCGATTGCGTTGGTGCTATATGGTTGGGCAAATTCAACACATTCGTGATACCAACCAATTACTTGAGTTAGGGGGTATTGGTTAAGGGTGGTTTTGTTTGTGCCGTAAAATTCCGCTATGTCTAACTGATTCATCCATAGGCTCGGCAAGGTCGCAGTTCCTTTAACCGAAATACCACCCCTTGCTGATAGATTCATCGAGTGCCTACCTATTCGGTCTGGGTGGTTCTCTATGCTGAATAGCCTTTTTGTCCTAATACATTGAGTCGAGCCATCCCCAGTTCCTCCCCCGATCTCTAGGCCAACTTCAAGTCCCTCGCTATATTTTGCAAGGGCTTTACCAAATGAATCGTTGATGGTTATTTCTTGCATTTCACCATCTCGGCTAGTGCTTTTTTAATTGCATACTCAATGACGGCTTCTGGGTCGTGCTTCAAGGCAAGCATCCCCGCTTCATACAATTCCTTTCCCGCCTTCTCATCATAGTTAATATCCACTAGCACATACCTTGTTTTGTCGATGCGAGACTTGCCAAACTTAATTACACCCAGCCCCTTCGCATCCTCTCCCTTTTTAGACTTTCTACATCCAATTATTTGCTTTGCGTTTTTCATAGATCGCTTTCCCTTTCTCATAAAATTCTGGTTTGTTGTGGTTCTTTAGTTGTTCGTCTGGTTGCCCGCCATTAAACATAGGGTTATCGTGCTTAAATTGGATTTGTCTAGCCTCAACTACCACTTGCTCTGCATAGGCTCTTTCCGTGAACTCGTTGTCGGAATAGATGCCGTCAGAGTCTTGGTAGTCTGGGTGGAATAGATGCCCCTGCTTCTTGAGCCTAGATTGCGTCAAAATCGCCATACAAAGGAGCTTGTCTTGCCGTAGCCCATCAGATACTGCCAGCACTTTCTCTTGCGTTGTATCCCCAATAGCGTTTGAAATTAGGGCATCCCAATGGCGGGGGGGTGTCCAATCATCGCTCATCTGAATGATAATTTCCCCTTTGGCTATTTTCGCCCCTGCGTTCCAAGCGTTAATCATCCCGCCCGGATTGCACCTAATGGCTTGGTGGGGGGTGTAGTCCGTGGGGTCGTTATGATCGACCATAAACAACCACTCAATTTCTATGGGCTTCTCGGCTAAAGAAAGCCACATCCATCGCCTCTGCCAAGCCACTTGTGGTCTGCCCCTTGTGGCGTGAACGATGCTGATCTTGGGGGCTGGTCGCATCTTCCTAATCTTTTCAGCCTCGCCAGTCTCGCCAACGCACACGGAGGCCGTCTCATACAAGTCCATCGCTTGCCAGTTGTAAATAGCTTCTACCAAATTCCAGTAGT